GCCGTAGGCGGAGCAGCTCAGGTTCTTGATCTCAGTTCCATCGCTAAAAACGGTGGGCATTTGGTTGATCTAGATACTTGGACGCTTGACGCTGGCTACGGAATGGATGACAACCTAGCCTTTATAACGTCCAATGGCGAGGTTATCGTTTATCGAGGTACTGACCCTGCTAGTGATGCTACATGGGCGTTAGCGGGGGTCTGGAAGCTCGGTAGCCCTATCAGTAAACGCGCCATGCTGAAGTGGGGCGGCGATCTGCTGATCCTGACTTATGACGGTCTAATGCCGATGGCGGAAAGTCTGCAATCTTCAAGACTTGATCCCAGGGTTGCGCTCTCAAACAAGATTCAAGGGGCAATTACACAAGCCACTACGAATTACGGCGGAAATCATTCTTCCGTTGGGTGGCAGGTTTTCTATAACGCCAAACATACTGCGGTATGGATCAACGTCCCCGTTGCTGACGGTTCTCTCCAACAGCAATACGCGATGAATACGATCACTAAGTCTTGGTGCCAGTTTACCGGATGGGAGGCTAACGTCTGGGAGAACTTTGGCGATGATCCGTATTTCGGCGGGAATGGCTTTGTCGGTGAAGGTTGGGATGATAGTTATTCCGACAACGGCACGAACATCTCTGCTAACGCTTTGCAAGCGTTTAACTATCTCGGTTCGCGTGGCGTAAAGAAGTATTTTACCCGTGCGCGTCCTAGCATTTTCACCAACGGAACCCCTGCGATTTCCGTTGGAATAAACGTGGACTTTGACGTTCAGAACAACGCAACGCCTCTATCGTTTTCGCCTAGTGCTGTTGGTAGGTGGGACGTAGGAACTTGGGACGTAGCCTACTGGGGTTCTGGTTTGCAGATCACGAACAACTGGCAAGGAGTGACGGGTTTAGGCTACTGCGGCGCGGTTCTGTTAACGAGTTCCAGTGCCGGTCTAGAAATTGAGTGGGCATCTACCGATGTGGTTTATCAGGTCGGATGGGCTGGGATATAACGACAGGCGCAGAGGTCGGCCATTGGGTCGCTCGGCGCGTACAAGGTGGGTATTTTGAGGAACGATCACAGGCTATTGGTTTAAAACGGGACGATGAAATCGTAGCTGGCGTGATTTATGAGAACTGGAATCATAAGAGCATTTGGTGCCACATAGCGATAGAAGGCCGGATGACTCCGGCGTATTTGGCGGCGATATTTGATTATCCGTTTAACGTGGCGATGGTGGACAAGATCATCGTGCCGGTTGGAAGTGATAACGAGAAATCCATGAAGATGGTTAAAAACATGGGTTTTGCAGAAGAAGGCAGAATCAAGGATGGAAGGTTAGAAGGAGATATAGTTTTCCTGACCTTGCATAAAGAAGATTGCAGATTTTTAGGAGAGAAGCATGGGAAAAAGTTCACCGTCCGCACCACCGGCACCTGATTACGCTGCGGCTGCAACCGCGCAAGGAGCGGCCAATGCCGATGCCGCGAGGATTAGCGGCAGGATGTCGAACCCGAACATTTACGGCCCTCTGGGTTCGCAGGTTGTGACTTACGGGGACGCGACTCCTAAGTTTAATCAATCGGCCTACGATCAAGCCAACCAATCCTACAACCAGCAGTTGCAGCAGTACAACGCAACGGGTGGAAGGGGCGGCATTATTGGTTATGGCGGCGAGAGTGGCGACATACCAATTTACGGGCAAGGCGGTGTAGCTCCGATTGCGCCAACGCGTGAACAGTACACCACTTCAACGCCTAACGATCAGCCTACCGTCACGCAAACGCTCAACCCGCAAGCGCAGCAAACGCTAGAGGCTCAACAACGAGTTCAGACTAGCCTTGCAAACCTTGGCGAACAAGGGATCGGTACGGCGCGGAATGTCCTTGGAACGCGTTTTAATCCCAACCTTCCCGGCATCCAAACATCGTTGGATACCAGCGGCATTGCGAGAATGCCGGTCAATGCTGGGATGACGGGTCAAGCCGCAATCATGGCTCGATTGCAGCCGCAGTTGGATCGGCAAGAAGCCGCTACAAGAACGAGACTTGCGAACCAAGGCTTGACCCCTGGCGGCGAGGCTTATTCAAACGCAATGATGGATGTGAACCAACAACGCAACGACCTGCTCTCTCAAGCCGCTTTGCAAGGTCTTAATCTGGATATTGGCGCAAATGCTCAAGGCTACAACCAAGCGTTGCAAGGTGGGCAGTTTGGCAATACCGCGCAGCAGCAAATGCTCCAGCAAGAATTGGCACTGCGGAATCAGCCATTGCAAGAAATTCAGGGATTAATGGGTGGTTCGCAAATCCAGATGCCGCAATTCCAAGGCTATCAAGGGCAGAACGTAGCTCCTGCTCCGGTAATGGCTGGAGCGCAAGCCCAAGGGCAAGCCGATATGCAGAATTATGGTATTCAGTCATCTAACGTCAACGCGCAAAATGCTGGATTGTATGGTCTGCTTGGTGCGGGTGCCGGAATGTACGGCATGATGAATCGTGGTGCCGGTCTGTTCGGCAGATAAAAGGCTAAGGAAAAATCATGGCTGATGTTAATTTCAACCTTGCAAATCCGTACCAGACGCAACTCGACGAGCTGGCTCGTCGGCAGAAAATGGCCGAGATCATGCAACAGCAGTCTTTTCAGCCGATGGAAAGATTTAGCTATCAGGGCATTGAAGCTCCCATATCTCCGCTTGCAGGGCTAACCAAGGCGTTGCAGGGCTATATGGGCGGGAAAGCTCAACGAGATGTTGCGGAAGAAAGAAAGGCTCTGGGAGATAGGTATCGCCAAGAAAGCATGGATGACATAACGAAATACGCAGAAATAGCAAGCCGTCCTGCTGTGGCTGCTGTCCAAGAACAAGATGCGTTCATGCCTACTGGAGCCGACTACCAAGATCGAGTTGGCGCACAAGATTTCAAACTAGACGAACAGGGCATGGTTCCAGCCGTTGCGCCGGTTGCTGGAAGGATGCGCGGTCAAATTGATCCGGCAATGATTGGGCAAGCAAAAACGCAAGAGATACAACGGATGATGTTGGCGCAATTGCTGAAGCAAAGCGAATTGCCTGCTGCGTTTAATCTTAATCCAGAGGAAACTAGGTTCCAGCCACCAGTAGGAGGTGGTCCTGCGACTGTAATTGCAAGAGGTATGCCGAAACCTTTGCCCTCACAGCTTGCACCGATCAATCAAAAAGACTATACACAAGCCAGCATTGCAGCAGCACTGAAACCTGATGGGTCTATTGATAGAACTTTGCTCGTTGCTGTTACTGCCGAACCAACTGGCAATCTTGCTGAGTTGGCGGTAGAAAATGCAAACCGGAAAGATAAAGGATTGCCGCCTCTTTCAATTGCACAGTATAGAGAGTTGATAGCTAAAGCCGGAAGAACCCCTGCCGCCGTGACTTATGGGTCACCTGTTGCAGCAACAGATGTAGCAACAGGGAATCCGGTATTTTTGCAGCCAGGGAGAACAGGAAATGCGCCATCCGTAATTCAAGGATACACGCCGCCTGCTGAAAAATTGCGTCCAATTCCTACAACAATAAATACCGCCATAATTGAAAATCAAAAAGCAAGCAATCAATTAGATCGTGCAATTTCATTGCTTTCTGGTAAAGATTTGCCAGGAATGGTTGGCGATGTAAACGCAACGGGTATGAAAGGTTATTTGCCAACTGGGTTGCTTAACAGGTTAGATCCGCAAGGGGTTTCTGCTAGAGCAGAAATAGCAGACATTGGATCATTAATATTGCACGACCGAAGTGGTGCGGCAGTTACTGCAAGCGAATCACCAAGATTAATGCCGTTCATTCCTCTTCCTACAGATGACAACGCCCCAGCATTAAAAAAATTAGGTAGATTAAAGTTGGAACTTGAAAACGAAACAAAAGCAATGCGGGACATTTACAGCAAAGAACAAGGATATAAAGAAAATCCTGTTCTTAACAAACCATCAGTTGCTGAAAAAATAACCACGATTGAAGAAATAACATCTGTTGCAACTCAAAGAGGGAAAACCGTTGAGCAAGTAACACAAGATGCAATTGCGAAAGGATATAAGGTGATCAATAATGGCTCTCGGTGATGAACTTTATGGCAATCAATCCGGCGGTTTGGAGCAGGATTTATATGGGGCAAAAAAACCTAAAGAATCCGAATCTATGCAAGCCGGTAGGAAGGCCGATATTTCTATTGGCGGGTTCCCTATTGGGTCAAGCGTACAAGGCGCAATAAACGCATTGCAAGGCCCGA